AGTGGTGGAACTGTAACATTCAATAGAGATAATTCTGGTTATGGTGGTAATTTAAGCGATAATATTGGTGGTATAATAATTGTTAGTATTAGTGAGCCAAACAGCAACGTAAATAGTAACACTGCTATTTATGTTGGTACTGTTAATAAGCCCAGAGGAGCAGATGCAACAGTAACACAAATTAGTAAGACATTAGGCGGTGGAATTACTGTTTTTACTGTTACTAACAGTGGAAGTGATATTTCTGTAACTGCAACCAGTTCTTCTGCTGCTACTTTAAGAGTAACTTTAACCTTTATCGGTGGTGGTGGATTATCATAATTAAAATAAATAAAATAATATGAAACAAATACAACCTTTTCAAATTTGGGTAAACGGACAACAGCAAACAGCAACCGTTTTTAACCTTATTATCATTAACGACAATTTATTAAACAGTGCAACATTTTACTGGCAGTTATTAGATAGCGCAGAAGTAAAACTAGCAGACGGAAATTTAACAATGGGAGAGCCTGACTATGACGTTTGGGGATCTAGCGCAGATATTAACCTGGCAGCGTACCAGTGGGCCGCTAGTCAACTTAACATTACACTAGCTTAATTAATCTTTAAAATACAAAACCAATGGAAACCAAACAAGCACTTGCAATTTTAAAACAAATTTTAGACGCGGCTAGTAAAAGCGGTTTATTTGAAAACTTAACGGCAGCTATGACAGCGGCCGACGCATATAATGCAATAGCGCGTGAAATATTAAAAGAAGAAAATGGCGACGGATCTGTTATTTAGTATTTGCATTTTTATTGCCGCTGGTGGCGGTTTTTATTTTACAACCAAAAATAGGTTGGATAAAATTGAACGTGATCTAGCCAGGCACAACAATACCAATACTGAAATATTGGATCGTCTGGCGCGCATTGAAACTAAACTTGATTTTTTTACGAGTAAATAAAACAATATGTTTAAGAACTGGAAAACATCATTATTTGGCCTAGGGGCCGTAATTAGCGGAATAGCAACAGTATTAAAAGGCGACGTGCCAACTGGTATTACAGCCATATTAAGCGGCCTAGGTTTATTTGCAGCAAAGGACGCCGACATTAATTTAAATAACCGTCCATAATGACTAGCCAAACCAAAAAAATATTGGTGGTTAGCGCGGTTGTATTAATCTTATTAAGTACATCAATGGCAGTAGGAGCAAAGGCCGAGGAACTCATCAAAAGGTTTGAGGCCGACGATATAAACAAATATTTAAAAGCCTACCTAGATCCCGTTGGGATCCCAACACTGGGCTATGGAAGCACTTATAATTACGACGCAAAGCGTAAAGTACAACTAGGTGATAGTATTACCCAGGAAAAGGCTGTTGAATGGTTAAGAAAGGAAACAAAGTCAATAGTGCCAAAGATTAAAGCATTGGTTAAGGTACCTATAAACCAAAACCAGCTGGATAGTTTAACCAGCTTTGTTTACAACGTAGGTATCGGCGCATTTCAATCTAGCACCCTTTTAAGGTTACTTAATAGCGGCGCACCAAAAGCAGAAGTGGCGGCCCAGTTTGATCGCTGGAATAAAGGCACTGTAAACGGCCAAAAGGTAGTTTTACCTGGCCTAGTAAGGCGCAGAAGTGAGGAAAAAGCACTATTTTTAGCATAAGCAAGCAAGTTGGTTAGATAAATTTCAATGGTCTAGTACAAAAAAGCGGCCTGGTATTTCTATACTGGGCCTTTTTTATGCACCTACAAAAATAAATTTGGTGGTTTAAACGTTTTTACTATAATTTTACCAAAGACAAACAAAACCCTAATATATGCAACTTAAAACCGACAGTAAGATCCTGGGCGAAATAGCCAGCTTACAGCACAAAATTTTGCGCCTAGAAGCATTACGCGCACTATCACCGTACGAACAATGTACATTTTTTTTCTATTCTAGTTCTGGTAAGTTTTTATCGTTAAATGAAAACGATTTGCCGTTTGATCTTTCTTTTGAAGTAAGGATCCTAATAGACGCGGCCCTAGAACACTACCAGCACGAAATTAAAAGATTAGAAAATAGTTTCCAATGCGAAGAAAATTAATAAGATTTATTGCAGTAATTTTTTTTATTGTAATATCTATACCAGTTTGCATTTTAACTTATGCAGCTTCACATATTTTTTATTACACATACAGATTAATCAATTTATTAAAACTAAACAAATGAAAAACGAGTATTTAAACGGTTTACAAGACGGTTACGGAGTAATACACAAAGTAAAATTTAAAAAAAATGAAAAACAGCCAGATTATTGGGGTTATTTTAAAATTAATGGCAAAATTTATGATGTGGCAAGCTGGATACATAGTAACAAAGAAAATACCAGCAAATATTTATCATTAGTAATTAAAGATCATATAGAATATAAACCAGATATCGAACTTTAAAAAACTAAACAAATGAAAATTGATAAAAATGCCCCAGCTTTTCCAGTTATGCCAGTCCAGGATCAATTCGGCCGCCTAGTAGCACCGATACCAGGCTTAACAAAATACGAACACGTTTTATTGCAGATACTTTGCGCAAAAGAAAGCCAAAACAATCACAGTAAAATAGGACTGTCAACACTTTTAAGAGAGTGCGAAACACTAGCAAATGAATATTTTTTAACCTTAGAAAAGATAGCAAATGAAAACGAAAATAATACTAAGGTTATTGAGATGTAGCCCTAATGTACAAGCTGTAATAGCCCTAATTATTGCAGCAATTTTAATCGGTTTTTTACAAAGGATCTAATGACAGACGGACAAAACAAATTAACTTTACAAGAAAAACTAGCACAGCGAAAATACAAGCCCGATTTCATACCCCCCCCAAGCCAGGTAATATTCACTATTGACGATAAACCAATTGGAACAATCCAAAATTTTATCGTTTTTAGTGGATTGCCTAAGGCGGGCAAAAGTACTTTTTTAGCCGCTGCAATAGCTTCTGCATTTCAACCTAGTGATGTGTTTGGAATGAAAGTGCATTTCCCAGAAGGAAGGCGCAGAATAGCCTATTTTGACACTGAAAGCAGCGATTTTGATTTTTACAGACAAGTTAATAAAATAAAGCATTTTAGCAATTTAAACAACTTACCTACCTGGGCTGACTGTTTCACAGTACGCGAGGACGGCCCAGGCGAAATAAGGGCCTTAATCGTTAATTATTTAGAAAACAATCCAGATTGCCCGATCGTAATAATTGACGGCCTTTTGGATCTTATTTTTGACTATAACAGCGAAATAGAGAGCCGCAAGCTAGTTAACTGGTTTAAAAAACTTACTAAGATTTACAACTGTTTATTTGTAGGCGTACTTCACCAGGGCAAAGGCCTGGGCGCACAGACGCTAGGTCATCTGGGATCAAATTGTGATCGCTGGGCTTCTAGTACCTTAGAAATAATTAAAGACAAAGACAAAAAGACGTTTACATTACAGCCCAGGTTTTTAAGATCCAGTGAAGATTTTGAGCCAGTGGTGCTAATGAACATTGGCGGCAACTGGCAGCAAATATCTATTGAAGGTGAAAGCAAAAAACCTGAAATAAAGCACCCAAAACAATTTACTGAACTTGATCACAAAAACATAATAAACCAGCTTATTTACGGCCCTATTGCTTACAAAGATTTAATTGCAGAAATACAAGAGCAACACGCAAAAGGTACGAACTGGGCCAAACAATTATGCAAGATTTGGATCGATAAAAAATATATTTATAAAAACGAAATAAACCTATATGAGAAAAGATACTAAACGATTTGTAGCCTATATGTTACTACATAAACATTTTAAACTTGTAAAGAAGGGCGCGAACTGGCGCATAGAATACAACGGCGTTTTATTACAGCCAGACGATATAGAATTTTTAAAGTTAATTGCAAAAAAAAGCGGCCAAAAATTTGACCGCCTGGACAAAACAATTAACCCTAATTAACTGCTTATTTTCCTTTCAAAACAAAGATATATAAAAATGGAATACTACACAGCAATTATTTTTTTTGAGGATCACAAAGAAATAACACCAAAAAAATATCGGAATATTAACCGAGTAGAAAATTTTATTGAATTTGCCCGCAAAGTTGGCGGACATTATGTAAATTTATACGAGAAACGTACAAAAAAATTTTATTGCCGCGTCTGGTTGAACACTTAAAAAATTAGCAGCAACCCAGCACGCCGCCGAAAAGCCAGCCTAGCGCTGGTTTTTTTGTGCCTGGTATGTATCGCTTAAAAAGTGGTTTAAATTAAAGGTGAAAAGAAAATAATTTAAACTGGTTTAAGTGGTTTAAAATAGGTGGTTTAATTTTTATCTTTGCTAGCCCAGGCGTACGCAAAGATAATAAATTTTAAACTAAAAGTTTAACCAACACACACTATTTTTAAAAAAAAGTTTTTTTGTTTGAAATTCGAACAATTTTTCGTAACTTTGTAAGGTATGGCAGCAAAAAAATGGCTGGCGGCCCTAGTGGGTGCAGCAGCAGTTTACTGGGTTTACAGCAAGTATCGCTTTTCGCAAGGCGTTACCTTTGTAATTTCTAGGGTGGGCCTGGGTGGATCATTTTTAGATCCACAGATCAATATTGAGGTAACAATTTACAACCCAACAGCATTTAGAACAGAATTAAGCAATTTAAGGGCGCAGCTATATTTAGCAAGCGGTTTAAAGGTAGCTGATGTGTACTACAACAATAGAACGGTGATTTTAGCCAATAGCCAGGCAGTTTTGCCGCTAGTGGCTGTAACTACCTTAGAAGGTGCAATAACTTCAATTCGTGAACTTATTAAGAGTAAAAAAGCAGATTTTCGCCTGGCTGGTACAGCCCAGGTGGACGGCGTTTTATTACCTTTTGATATAAAATACAGTTTTAATGGTTTCTAGAAGCGCAGTTTTGGAAAAACTGGCGCCTTTTAATAACTTTAAAAAGGTAGTTAGTACGGATCAAACAGTAACAGACATAATAGACGGTATTGTTAGCACACACTATCAATACCAGGACGAATACGACAAAATAAGCCAATATTTTGTTGGTGAAAGTGAACTTGAAACGGCGCGAAATATTTTTAATTTCTTAAAGTCAAACGTACCGTATTACATAGAAAGTAATAACAACCAGACGTTAAGAAGCCCTAGCGCAATAGTAGCGCTACCAGGTGATTGTAAAAGTTACGCGCTGTTTGCAAATGGAGTGTTGGATAGTTTAAACAGAAAGGGTATTTTTCAAGTACCCCTATCGTTTAGATTTGCGGGATATAAAAATAATACCAGGGAGCCGCAGCACGTTTTCGCTGTTATGTACCCAGGAACAAAAAAGGAAATATGGATCGATCCAGTATTACCTAGATTTAATGAAAAAAGACAACCTAGTTTTTTTAAAGATAAAAAAATAAAAATGGCACTAATTGCTCTTAGCGGCGTCGGTTATTCAGCAAGCGACAAACGCGCAGAAATGGAAGCGTATAGGGATAAACTGGTAAACGATCGCGATAGGCTTTTACAAGCTGGCGTAATTACCCCAGGATCTAGTAAAGAATTGCAATATAAAGTTGCAATAAACAAAGTTACTAATGCGCTTCAAGATTTACCAAGCGTTTCTGGTATTGGAAAGGATCCTTCACAACCAGGTTTTGACTGGCAAAATGCTTTTAGTAGTTTAGTAACAGCCGCGCCAGATATTATAAGAGCTTCGCGTCCTGGTGGACAAGATCAATTTCAGCAATTTGATCAAGGGTTACCAAGTTTGCGTCCTGGACAACCAGAACAAAGACAAGGTATTAACACAAACACAATTTTGTTAATAGGTGGCGCGGCACTAGCAGCGTTTTTAATATTTAAGAAAAAGTAATATGCCAGCCCCATTAGTAGCAGCAGCAGCAGCAAAACCAATTTCGGCAATAGTAACATCTGTTGTACAAATTTTGCCATCAATTATACCTTTTTTTAGGGGCGCTTTTCAAAGCCCAGCTGGCGACGCTAGGGCTGTAATTAATACAGTTAAGCAACAAATAGCAAGCCAAGATGCTAGGACTAGATTGGGTACTGTAATTGCTGGAAGCCAGCAAAATTTTAGAGCCGCTGATGTGGACGTAAACGAAATGTTATTTTGGTACCGTCAAAATTACCCTAATGACTATATGGAATTAAAGCCAGAAGATAAACTTTACTGGAATACTTATCTTGACAATTACAGACAAAGATTTTTAATGCAGCGTCCAGATTTGCAAAATAATTTTTTAAATAGATCTTATTTTACAAAGGAGCAAATTAATTATAAACCAGAAACACCAGGAACGCAAAAAGCTGGATTGAATATGTGGGTTACACTAGGACTTGTTGGCGCTGGTATTTTCGCACTATCAAAAATGAAAAAATAATGACCGCAGCACAAAAAGCAGCAAAGGCGAATTTCAAAAAAGCCATTGAGTACAGAAAAAAAACTGGCGTTTCTTTAAAAGAAGCGTTTGCGCACGTTTACGGTAAAAAAGTAGGCGCGGCCCCTAAAAAGAAGGCAGCAAAAAAGGCAGCACCTAAAAAAATTGGTTTGTCTATTGCTAAAAAAGCAGCTGCAAAAGTTAAAAGTTTAGCTAGAAAAGCCCAGGACGCATACTATGAAGGTTTTTATGAAGGTAAGCCAGCAGCACTAGCTAAAAAAAGGGCAGAATTAAAAGCAAAAAGAGTAAGCGCAGCAAAGAAAAAAGTTAGCGAAAAACAAGTTTTAAATAAAATACATAGAGTAAAAAACGAAGTTAACCAGTTAGATGAATTGCAACATAAACATATGTTAAGCGGTTTGAAAAAAATTGTAGGTATTCCTCATAGAGCAAAATATTATATTTCATACACTACTGACAACGGTATCAAAAAAGTAGAATATTTTGAAAAATTACCAACTGGAAGATATAAAGGTATGGATAGAGTAATTTATTTAACTAGATTAACAAATAGTGGTACTTCATTAATACCAGTTAAATTAACTAGAACAGATAAAGAACTAAAAAAATAAAATGTACAAAATTTCTTTATATACTAAAAGAAGGGCAAAAGCGTTAAACGTTATTGTCTTACCTAGTGAAAAGAAAAATAAAAAAATAGATGTTTATGATATTTACGGTAATTTTTTAGCAAGTGTGGGTGATCCTAACTATTTAGATTATCCTAGCTTTTTAAGATATTGCGGTAAAAAGATAGCAGACGAAAAAAGAAAACTTTATAAAATAAGACACCAAAATGATAGAATGGTTAAAGGATCCCCAGGATATTACGCCGATCAATTACTTTGGTAGATTAAATACTTCACAACAATTTAAAAAAAAAAAAATGCGTAGAAGAAAAGCAGCAAAAAAAAGCCCTAGACGTCGCAGAATGTCTGGAATTGGCAAAGTAGGCGGCGCAGCTTCATCTGTACTTTATACAGTAGCAGGAGCAGCAGCAGCACAATTAGTTGGTAAAATTTTACCAGCAGCAACAAATGACAAGATCAAAGCAGCAGTACCAGTTGCAGTAGGTCTTTTCTTACCAAAATTTGTAAAAGGAGCAGCGGGCCAAGGTCTTGCAGCTGGTATGATCGCTGTGGGTGGTCTTAAACTTGTACAATCTTTTGGAGTGTTAAACGGTATCGGTGCGCTAGCTAGTGATGTAAATTACAAGTTACCAGCAGTTGCAGCATACTACAACCGCGAAGGATTAGTTGACAAAAGCTATATGACGCCGTCAATAGCTGGCCTGGACGAAGAAGGCTGTTAATTATTTTCTTTTCACCTTTATTAAAAAAATAAAAAACTTATAGCAAATGGCAACTCAAATGGGAAGCAGAATGGTTTTCGAAAATGCGAAAACCCTAGTGCGCAGTTTAGGTTACAGTGTTGAACACGCTAAATTGACGCAATCATATTTACGCAGTGAAGTAGCTCTAAGCACTTCTATTGCAAACTATCATATTCCAGTACTTGTAAACGATACTCAAAACGGTGCAAGCCGCGTAAACGAGAAGCGTTTAAACCTACAAGATATTTTTATTACAACAGAGATCGCAGTATTAATTGGAGTAGGAGCAGCAACAAGCACAAAAGCGCCGCTTTACACATATCCAAATGGTGTAATTTTCACTTCTGCAACTGATGATGATCTTTGGAGTATTTACAACGGTTATTTAAACCTAACAATCAACAATGAACAAGTATTACCAGCGTGGGACGTTTTACGCCACTACTTTGTGCCACAAACACAAGGCGGCGTAGGTATTACTGCACAAACAGTTTTCCCAGTGGATCAATGGAGTGCAAGTCAAGACGCGTTCTACCCAGTTGAGCCAGGTATCGTAATGAACGGTGCGGCAAACATCAATTTCCAGTTAACTGCAAATGGTGCGCCAGCTTCTGTTTTAGCTAATAGCTTTATCGCTGTTATCCAACGCGGTATCTTATGTCAAAACGTTACTACTGTTAAATAGTATTGACAATATGTGCCTGGCGGGCCTTAATCGCCGCCGCCGACGGTCGGATATTACCGTCATTTTTTTTAATTATTTAACTATAAGATATGCGTATCAAACGTTTTGAAGCAGTTGAAATTAACGTTCCTAGTGGATCTACACTAACGCGCTTTTATTTCCCTGATTTACCACAATTAAGAAACGCAAAGATCGAGGCAATACAAGTTTACGCAGCTGGATCAATTACAGCAACGCCGCTTACTGGATCTACACCAGTTGCGCTAGCTGATTTGAAAAAGTCAAGCCTAACTTTATACCAGGGTGATTTACAGTTAATTTACAATATCCCATTAGTTGCATTACAAAACATTAGCGACAGCGCTACACCTTTTGTATATGATTTACCTAGTATGAACGATATTGATATTAGCTGGACAAAATCATTTGTATCTTTGCCAACAGCACTAGGCACCACAAACGTGGCGTATAGTTTTGGCGTTTATTACTACTTGTAAAATTTTTATGTTATGGCAGCTTTTAGGCCCGAAATATTTACCATTGATGAAGTCATAAATTTTTATGACGCAGCAGAAGGAAGCGAATATAGAATATTTGCTGGCGTCAACCCGACGCCGCAATATTTGCGATATAATTTTGTAGGCGAGAAAGAAATTGGACGCCAGGAATTATTAAACGCGCTTACACAGTTGCGCAATAACATAGAAAATTACAACCCGTATTTAATACAAGTTATTAGCGAGGGAAGTACTGGAAGGGGCAAGAAAAAAGAAAGTCCTGTTCTTACCAGTATTTCTTTTCAGCTAAATAGGCCACAGCAACTTATGCCAATGCAGTCAATGTCTGGTATAGGTAGCCCTAGGACAGAAATGTTACTGGAAAAGCTAGTTGAACAAAATCAAATGTTAGCTAGCAGAATAGCAGCTATTGAGGCAATGGACGAACTGGAAGAAGAAGAAGAAGAAGCACCAAAAAGCCCAATCGATCAAATGTTAAGCAGTCCGCAAGTTCAAGAAGCATTGATCGCTGGCGTAATGTCTTTAATGTCTGGACTTATGACAAAAGGCGGCGCACCAACAGCAATAGCGGGAATAGACGACGAAGCAGAAGCAGTAGAAATTTTAAGATCATTAATGAGTAAAGGCGTTACAATAGATCATTTGAGAAAATTAAATGAAATGAGCAGCGCGAAATTAAGCTCACTATTATTTATGTTGTAATGGCCAGAAGTAACTTTTTAAAAGACAATAGCAGCCTAATTATTGGCCTAGTAGTGGTTTACTTTGGATATAACAAAGTAATTAAGCCAATACTAGAAAGCGTAGGGCTGCAAAAAAGCAGTGAGGAGTTAGAAATTGAGAAGCAGACAAGCAACCCAGGAAGTCCCTGGAACCCTAATTATTGGCGTAAAGGTGGCGCGACTATTTTAACAAACGCCAACGTCAATAAATATATTGAAACGATCTGG